ACAACAACTTTTAGAAGAAATGGATAAACTTCAAAATAAGAAAAAAGATAAATAATGTCTTTAAAATCAACTAGCATATTATCAACTACAGGAGTAGCAGGTGGATCCTCTATGGGGGGAGGAACTCAAATTAAAGCTGCTCGTGTAAGAGGAATAATATTAAATGACAAATCCCACCCAGAGATTTTTAAAGATAATAATAATTGGGAAAGTATAGGTTCTATATTTTTTGAATTTGTAGAAGCTTCTAGTCCTAATCCAACTTTTGAAGAATTAAAAACCGCAAAACCCATCAACCCTAATCAACAGATATTACCTTTAATAAATGAAATTGTATACGTAATGACTGTTGATGCTTCTTTAGATACAGAAAATTCACCATCTACACCTCAATTTTATTATTTTACACCTATTAATATATGGAATAGCGTCCACCTAAATGCTGTACCTGATGGAGTTTTTGGTAATTCTAAACCTCTTTCTCAAAACCAAAATTATGAACAAACTAGTGCAGGCTCTCCTAATATATCGGATACAAAAGAATTAGAAATTAATTTAGGTAAAACATTTAAAGCTTTATCTAATATTAAAAACCTTCAACCATATGAAGGAGATATTTTAAATGAAGGTAGATGGGGACAAAGTATAAGATTTGGAAGTACTGTTTTAGGAGGTGAACCAAAAAACACTTGGTCAGATGTAGGAACTAATGGTGACCCAATTATGATAATGAGAAATGGTCAACATGATGATGGAAATGATGCTTGGGTTCCTCAAATAGAAAATATTAATGAAGATAGTTCTAGTATTTATTTAACATCAACTCAACAAATACCAATAGAAACTATTAATAATGAATTTACTTCATACAACACAGCTCCAGATAAACCTAATAAGTATGCTAGTTCTCAAGTAATTATTAACTCAAATCGATTAGTATTTAATGCTAAAACTGATAGTGTTTTAATTAGTGGAGAAAAATCAGTATTTTTAGGTGGAAATGGTTCATTAAATTTTAATGCAGGAAAAAATGTTGTTATTGAATGTGGTGATATTAAATTAGGAGATAAAGAAGCAACTGAACCTATAATATTAGGTGATAAGTTTTTAAATGATTTAAATGGATTATTATTGCAAATTGCTACTTTAGGAAATATATTAGGAGCTTTTCCTGTAATGGTAGCTCCTTTTACACCATCACCAGCTCATATTGCTTCAGCAACTGCTATGGCTGAAAGAGCTAATAATATGATAGGTAAAATAGAAAGCTATAAATCAAAAGTAAGTAAAACTACATAATGATTAGTAAAGTAATATCTTCTTTAACTCAAAATGCTGTTAGATCTAGTATAAAATCAGAGATAGCAATTGATAAAATTATAGAAAAATTTAAAGAAGGTTGTCCCCCCAAAGAAGATTTAAAACAAATTATAAAACAGAAAAACCAAATGGTTACTGCGCTTTCTTCAGTACAAGGAATATTAACTTCTTTAACTAAAACTGGACAAACTTTAGAAGGAGTAATTACAGGATTACAAGTTGGGGTTCAAGTAATAAAATTATTACCAGTACCAATTCCACCATTTACTCCTTTATCAGTTACTAATACAATGGCTGATACTTTAGATACTCTAGGAGATATATTGAAAAAAGGAAAAGGAGATGTTGGAATGATTCCTGGTGCTTTAGAAGGAGTTATTCCTATGATAGAAAGTACTATTAGTAAATTAAATCAATTAGATTTATTAATAAATAAATGTGTTGAAGAACAAGGTTTAACTCAAGAAGAAGTAGGAGAATTATTAGCAAATGATATAGGTCCTTTTTCATCTTCAAAAGATAATGAAGAATATAATAAAAATTTATTAGAACAACTCCAACCAGGGTCAAATAATCCTTTATTATATAAAGGTTTTAGATTGGTAATTCAATATGATCCAAAAAATGAATTTTCATTTGATTCAAGAAGAATTCAAGCTTCACAATCATTTAGAGATAAAAACAAAACAAAAAAAATAGTTTTATATAACTTAGACAATAATGGTTATTCTTATAGTTCATCAGTTGAAGTATTAATAAATGAAGTTAAATTTAGAATTGATAATTTTTTAAGTAATAACCCAAGATATAACAGATTACAAGTTCAACCAACAAAATCACCTACTAAACCAGTGTCAAAAAAGGGTTTAACTTTGAAATAATTAATATTTATAATAAAAATACAAAATAATGAAATCTAGCGAATTCAAAAAAGTAATTAAATCAGCAGTAAAAGAAGCTGTAAGAGAAGAATTAAAAGATATTTTATTTGAAGCTTTTAAATCAAATGTAAAATCTCCAATTACAGAAAATCATTCATATATGCCCCCTAATGTAGGAACTCCTACAACAAATGTAGCATCTCCAATACCTTCCCAACCAGGAATGTCATTAGAAGATAAAAGAGATGCATATAGAAATATTTTAGGTGAAACAGCAGCTTCATTTACCTCTAATAATGTTCCACAACCTTTTACTCCCCAACCTGGAATGAGTGGAGAAAATGGGAATTTAGGAACAGGAAATGTAAGTATGGATCAAATTACAAATTTACTAAATAAATAATAATGGCCCAAATAATTCAAAGTAAAGTACCTATTGATTTAGTACCTAGTAAGGCTATTGGATTTGGTTTTCCTTTGAATGGAGATGCTGTATTTGTTCCAACATATCAAACTAGGGATCAAATTAAAGCTAATATGGTTAATTATTTATTAACAAATAAAGGTGAAAGAGTATTTAACCCAAATTTTGGGGGAGACTTAAGAAATTTATTATTTGATCAAATAGAAGATGCAGAGCTTGATGATTTAAAAACTATGATTCAAGAAGATATAGCTACTTTTTTCCCATTAGTAGAAATTAAAGAAATTTCTTTTGATAATACATCTCATGATGAAAATTCAATTCAATTTAATTTAACTTATGAGGTAGTTGTTTTTGGTTTTGAAGATGAATTAAATATATTATTACAATAATGGCACAATTAAAAAGAGATATAAGATATATTAATAAGGATTTTAATAATTTTAGAGATGCTTTAGTAGATTATTCTAAAACATATTTTCCTAATACTTATAATGATTTTACCGAAACTTCTACAGGAATGTTATTTATGGAAATGGCTTCTTATGTAGGAGATATATTATCATTTTACATAGATAACCAAATTCAAGAAAATTTTATAACCCAGGCAAGACAAATTCCTAATTTGTTTAAAATGAGTTATATGATGGGATATGCTCCTAAAGTAACAACAGTAGCTTCAACCCAATTATCATTTTATCAAACTGTTCCCGCAGTATTAAGTGGAAGTATTATGGTTCCTGATATGGACTATTGCTTAGTAATCCCAGAAAATACACAAATTACATCTGCTATATCTTCATCTATTACTTTTATAATAGAAGATAAAATTGATTTTAGTTCTTCAAGTTCATTAGATCCAACTGAAATTTCTATATATGAATTATCAGGTACTCAACCTACTTCATTTTTATTAAAAAAATATAGAAAAGCAACATCTTCAAAAATTAATGAAATAAGTTTTACCTTTGGTACTGCTAAAAAATTTGATACAGTAGTAATAAATTCCTCAAATATTGTAGGAATTTTAGATTGCACAGATTCAGATGGAAATACATGGTATGAAGTTCCTAATTTATCACAAGAAATGGTATTTGATACTATTAGAAATTCAACCTCTAATGACCCTAATTATTCTGTAGATCCAGAAGTACCTTATATTTTACAATTAAAACAAGTTCAGAGAAGATTTGCAACTAGATTTACAGATACAGGTTCTTTAGAATTACAATTTGGTGCAGGTTCAACTGGTAATAATACTGAAGAAATTGTACCTAATCCTGATAATGTAGGTTCAGGATTACCTTTTGAAAGAACCCAATTAACAACAGCATTTTCTCCAGTTAATTTTGTGTTTACTGATACTTATGGTATTGCTCCTTCTAACACAACATTAACAGTAAGATATTTAACAGGTGGAGGTATTTCTTCAAATGCCCCAGCTGAAACATTAACTAATTTATCTACTACAGATGTTACATTTATAAATCAAAGTTTAG